AGGCCCAGAGGGGCCATCTATGGGTGTAGTTAGAGAAGCCTTGGAGATGGTGCGTACTATTGATCTTAGTTTACCTACACGTAAAGCCAGTACTACAGAAATACAGGATGCTTTAGATAGAGGCATAACAGATATAAGCGACTTTGACGAACTTACAAACACAAGAAGTATGTTACCTTATATCCAAGAGGGTGTAGACGTTTACATGCAGATGGGTGTAGACTTAGATAAAGCCACTATCCTAGCAGTAAAAGATGCACGTAAAGACTTTGCTATTGTAGAAAGTAGCATAGGCTCTAAACACGCCCTGCCTCTTCTTAATACTAATGTAAATCGTAATGGTAATGAAGTAGCTAAGTTACAGTCATATATTAATGAAGAAGCTCAAAGACCATCTACAATTAATGCTATAGAAGCTAGGGGTGGTGCTGGTATAGTACTAACTCGTAGCATTAATCCTAATAAATTTACTGTTGCTATTATTAATGAGGATGGTACTACTGTAGGAAGTCTTGGAGAGTTACCTGTATCAGTTGCCCTAAACCCTGAGACAGCACGGGCTATGATAGCTGAACGTATCCAGCGTACTTCTGAAGATGATAAGTATGTCTCTGGTGTTATGGGAACAATTGATGATGCTCAGTTTGTAGGATCACCTACCATAACAAATTACTTTGGTGGTACTGGTAAAGTAGGTGAAGCAGGTACGTTTGAAGATTTTGTAAAATCACCTGTTGTTAAAGACTTACGAAAAGCCTTTAGTGTAGACAATGTTATACTACAAAAGATTTGGAGTATGCGTCCTACAGCCGAAGGTATTGGCAGAGAAGTTGACTTCCTAAAAGAACAGTTAGACAAGCTTAAGGGAACAGGTAAACTTAGAGAAACAGTAACACCTGAAGCAGCGGCTGCTAAAAGAGCAGAGCAGGGTACAGGAGTTGGTGAGATAAATCTTATGAACGCCTTTACTGATATGTTTAGCGATGCAGGGCCACAGGCTTCTGAGGTTATTAACAAGATTGCTTCTACACTTAATCCTGTATCTACAGCAGCAGCCACTACCATTATGAAAGATGAGGGTTTTAAGTATACTCCTTATGATGATATGGGTAAACAAGCTGTAGGACATGGCTTACAAATTGAGTCCCTTGAGCCTGATGAAAAAGCCTTAATTAAGGATGTAAATAATGTACAGCCTGAGGAATCAACAGCAGTAGTAGCCCTAAAGGTACAGAAGACATCTGACTATTTCACTGACGTAGTAGATGGCTTTAAGAACTTACCTGAGTCTGCACAGTCTGGCATGATCCAGATGGGTTATCAGCTAGGTAGATTTAACGTCACCAAACAGTGGCCTAAGTTTATGGAGTCAATTAAGGAAGCTGCTCAGTACGCTGAAGGTTCTGTAGAACAGGCTACTGCTCTAGCTAAAGCTAAGTTTAACATGCTTTACAATGTTGCAGAAGACGGTAAAGTTACAGCTACTAAGTGGGCTACACAAACTAAAGACAGGGCTATGAGAGTAGCTGATGAAGTGGGTGCAGATATAAGTGAAACTGTATCTTCTACGAGTAAAGCACTCTTTAATAGTATTATACCAGAAGCGCAGGCAGCTACAATTACACCTACAAAGATAGGTCAATTACCTGATGCTGAAAGTGTAGTAGCTATTGCTACATCATCTAACCCTGTACAAGAAGCTATGAAATATATTGGCATTTCAGAAAAGGTTAGAAATGAAGCTGAAGCTATAAAAGGTTTCTTTGATAATGCTGTTGGTGGTGAATACGATCCCAACAAGTCTGCTTTAGAATTAGCTACTTCAACAGCTTGGTGTGCCGCCTTTCTTTCACAAGTACTACGTGACTCTGGTGTAGATGTACAGAAACAAATAGGTACTAAAGACCGTTACGATCAAGTACGTGCTTTATCTTTCTTAAAAGTGGGTAATAAAGTAGATGTGAGTCAGGCTAAAGCTGGTGACATTATGGTTAAAATACATACACCAGCAGATAAAAAAGCTTACTTTGAAAGTAAAGGTGAAAAGCTAATAGCTAATGCTCATGTAGGTGTTGTAGTTGAATCTAAAGATGGGCAGTTGTATTTCTTAGGTGGTAACACAGGTGATAAAGTAAAACTTTCTTCCTATGATATAGAGAAGAAAGACTTACGTATTAGACGCTTAAGTAACATTACTGATATACCAAGAGATCAGCTACCAAGCTTACTAGAAATGGAGTATGGTACTTTAGGTAAATATGCTGATAAAACTAAGAACTTCTTTACTAGCATGTATGATAATATCTTTAGATAAAAGGAAAAACTATGGCTGACGAACTCTCTCAAGAAACTGCTAGAGCTTTCGGTGTAACAGATGTACAACCTGTTCCGATTGTACCTACTGTCTCTGAAGCTACACTAAGAGCAGAAAGAGAGAAGGCATTGAAGACTGACAAGGATGTTAGTTTCCTCAATCTTCTTTCCACAGCTAGACAGGAAGAGCATATTGATTCTACTCTTCTACGCAACGGTTACCGCTTTACTGAGATAGCCAAGCAACCTGTAAAAAACCTGACACCAGAGGTAACTGACGCTCTGGTAGGAACTTTGGATAGTCCTGAGGCTATTGAAGAAGTCCTTGAGGCTGCTAAGGATGTTAGCTATGACTATGCTATGCAGATGTCAAAGGACTTTCAGATAACTCAACGGAACAGGTTAGACCTAGAACAAGCTGGCTGGAAGGGTACATTAGCTACCGTTCTAGCCGCTATGTTTGACCCCACAGAGCTTGCCACTATCGGTGCTACCACAGCGGCTGTAGCGGCTGCTAGTGGCCCTGCTGCACCCCTTACTGGTACAGCTACGGCTGCTGGTCTTACAGCTAAACGTGGCTACAACGTCTACCGTGCTACTAAACTTGGTGCGGTTGTTGGAGCAGGTGAAGCAACGGCCTTTGAAGCAATCCGTGCAAGGTTAAAGTATGACATTACAGGCGGGGATGTACTCCTTGCTGGTCTTACTGGCGGTGTACTGGGTGGTACTGTAGGTGGTGTTACTACTGCATTTGCTAGAAATAGAAAGGTGCAGGAGCTATCACAGAAGGTAGCACTAGGTGAAGAACTTACGGTTGATGAAAAAGCTTTCTATGATGCTAACAATGTTGACCGACTTACAGAGCGTATCATTGCTGAAGTGGAACGCAGGGGAGATTTAGATGATGTGGATGCTACAGATGTTCCAAGGTCTGTTGGAGAGATTACAGAGGCTGAAGCCAGAGCTACTTCTAAACAGCTTGGCGGCACGTTTCTTGCCCCACTACGTAAGAGACTATCTGTCTTCAATCTCACCAAGAACTCAGAGAATGGTTTTGTTCGCGCTGCTGCTGATAGGCTTGGCCTTAATAGCTCAGGTAACGTAGACCGCACTGTTGTAGGAGCATCAGCCTCAGAATACAAGGCAATGCTTGAGCATATCTACCGTAGTAAGTTTTCCAGAAGCTTGTTTATTAATCGCAAGAACTGGTCTAAGCGTACTGGTAGAGACTTAACAGACTTTAACATCCTAGTATCACGTGCAATACGTGGGGGTCTTGACGATGCTATAGACCCTGAGGTACGTCAGGTTGCTAAGGAAGTTATGCAGCAGCAGAAAGAGCTAGGTGAGATGGCTATTAAGCATAACGTGGGTGGCTTTACAGCAGGGGTGTTAGATAAACAACCTAACTACCTACCACGTTTGTTTAGTGATGAGCGTATCTCCTCACTGCGTACTAAGTTTGGTGATAAGACAGAAGTAGCAGTAACGGAGCTAGTTGAGAAAGCTATCCGTAACGCACAGCCTGATATTGATAAGAACTTAGCACCTGATGTTATAGGTGATATGGCACGTGGTTATGCTAAGACAGTCCTTTCACGTAGGTTTACATCCATGCACAGAGCTTTTGAGTTTAACATGGAAGACCTACGTAAAGCCATGCAGGATGAGAACATCCCTGATGCTCAGATAGATCAGCTTATAGACACCCTTACAAAGAACACAAGAGTTAAGGGACATAAGCGTTCTCGTCCTCGCTTACTCCTAGATGAAAACACATCTATTGATGTGCGTCTTGATGATGGTTCTATAGAGCAATTAAAGTTTACTGATCTGTTGGAAGAAGATATTGAGAACTTAAGCAACGCTTACATCTTTCAGATGTCAGGTGCTATTGGACTAGCTCGTAATGGTATTGATACCAATGATGCAGGTAGTTCTCTAGAAAGCCTTATCACTAAGATGCGTAATGAAGCTCAAACAATTAATCAGAACGCCGATACTCTTAATAAAGAAATCGAAGCTCTTGAGTTTATGTATGATGGCATTACAGGACGCTTAGGTTTTAAGGCAGGTGATCCAGCTTTTGGTACTAGGCAGATACTACGTAGAACACGTGAAGTAAGCTTTATGATGCACATGGGTATGTCAGGGATGGCAGCACTTATGGAGTTGACTAACGTACTTATGGAAAACTCTTTGCCTGTTCTTCTTAGGACTATGCCACAGTATCGTAAGATGTTTAAGATTGCTGCTGATGGTAAACTTGACAGTGCTATGATTAGAGAATTAGAGGAACTGACTGGACTTGGGACTGATGTACTCACTGGTAAATTCACTCGCGTTAGCCGTTTTGAAGGTGACGCTATGGATATAACAGATGATGCAAAGATCACTAAGACAGATGAGTGGTTGGGTAGAGGAAGAGAAGCAACAGCCTTTCTTTCTGGACTAACACCAGTTACTGCTGGCCTACGTAGAATGTCTATGCTAAACTTTGCTACAGCATGGTCTAGAGCAGCACGTAAGAATGATAACCCCTTCTCTCAAATTAAACTAGAGCAGTTAGGTATTGATCCTACAATGTCTCTTAAAATTAGAGAGCAAATCTTAAGACACTCTACATTTAAGGATGGAGATAAGAAAATCCTAGAAAGCCTCAACACCAAGAATTGGGATGAGGATGTAAGGGATGCCTTTCAAGTAGCTGCTTATCGTGATACTACGCAGAACGTGCAAGAGATGAGCCTTGGTTCTACCAATGCGTTCCTACGTAGTGAGTGGGGTAAGACTGTGTTTCAATTCCTTAGTTTCCCACTGGCAGCTATGGAACAACAGGCAATGCGTTTAGGTGTAAGAGCCTTTAATGGGGATGCTACTACTGTTACTAAGATTTTACTTAGTTCTGTGTTCATGGGTAGCCTT